GACAGCCATCTTAAAATCCTCAGGTTGAGTGGATTTCAGGAATCCATAGATCCCTTTATCAGCAGTTTTCTCGACAGCACCCATTGCTGAGCCAGTGTCAGAAATATCAATCCACTTTTTCCAATCATCGCCTTGAGGGACCTGATAACCAACAACTTTGCCTTCTCGAAAGAATTTGGGAGCAGTGTTGGTGTACATGATCGAAGCAGCGTTGATTCTGATTGAACTAGCAGAACCAACATTTTTCTCAAAGTCCTTAGCACATTGATGCCCAAAACAAGAGACTGTGCCACTAAAACTAAAATTAGACAAAAGAATAGTAGCACCTGCAGAATCAAGGTTTTCAATAACGAAGGCATAGTAACCCCCCTGCGTGACAGTGAAATTAAAAGTTCCACTTCCACCATCACGTGGTAATTTCAAGTTGGAAGAAGATTTTACTTTGGGGGTCGCTGAAGAAGAAGAAGAGGAATGAGAGCTAAGGGCTCCAATAACAATTTCAGAGTCATAGGCATTAACCTCAATTCCTTGATTTGTCCATCGATCAACACTCAAACGAAAATGACCATCAACATCACTAACCAAATCTGCATCAACATCCATGCCCTTGTCAAGCCAGAAAAAACGACGACCATCGGTATTTTGAATACCATCAGGGGTAGCTCCTAGCAGCAAGGCACCATGAGGTGCTGCAGCAGAATTGGTATCCAACTTAGCATAAGGAATGTTAAGTGGATATTTGGTCAACTTGTTCTCAAGATAGACAGTCCAGTCAGTAGCTGGAGGTTTGCGAGTGCGCTCAGCAATACCACTACCATCTCCATACCATCCGTAAAGAACATACTGGATGAACTGGGGCTTACCGTAGTAGATAATTGAGAGACACTCTGCGTTCCTAAAAACAGCAGCAAACATATCAGTTGCAGGAAGAGCAGTCCCAGCGGTGGCTGTGTTATTCCAAACTGCATCAATACGTCGAAAAGGCGCACATAGAGCAGTCATTCCACAAGCATATGCTGATGCCCAACGAAGCTTAGAATCAATGCCAGGCATAGTAATGCACGCAGCAACTTTTTCAAAAGCATGCTGAAATCTGTTTCCATTCCCAGGCAGTTTATTAACACCCTGAGCTTTAAGGGAACCAACAACACCAGCATGTGCTCGCTTTCCACCTCTTGCAACTCGCTTCTTCTTTGTCCTTCGAGCTAGCTTTTTAGGAGCTTTCTTATGTTCAATATTACGCTCCAACTGAGTAACAGTATTAAGCTTTTGCTCTATCTTAGCAAGGCGTGCATTCACGCGCTTGCCAGTTGATCGTGCTCGTTGTCCCTTCACAGTCATTGAAGAGTTCTGTTGATGGGCTGAAAAGCCAATAAAAACAGGAATGGGTGCAACACCACACTCACTATTTTTATGAGGTACAAATGTCTTAGAGGCGCAACCTTCATAACAGAACTCAATCAAGTTGAGGGCCTTTGAGTAATCATGAAATCCTTGACACACACGCTGAACATCTTGATGGATCATAAAGACTTGTCTTGCATAATCATCACGAAACTTGATCAATGAGCTAATAAGCTTTCGGTCAAGCTTAATTCCTAGGCAAATCAAGTTATCCAATTTGGACAGATATTCAGCAGGTGTCATGCTTTTCTTAATGACAGAGGCCGACAGGATAAATCGATCCATATCGGGAAGGGGATAAAAATGAACTCCTTCCTTGATTGCTGTAACACCAGCAAACTCAAAACCAACGCCATCAAGCGTTTCAGCATGATCCTCAAGCTTCAATCCAAGTTCAACGCAACCTTGAACATACAGCTCCATGTCAATCTCAACATTCTCAGAGAAAGTGAAATCATCACCACAAGAAGTGAAAATGACTTCACATTTCAAATGAGCTTTCAAAAGAAGAACTGGATCTGCACCACAAAGTATAAGACAATAAAGATGTCGAACAGAATTGATAGCACAATTCATAGCAAAAGTGATAAGCTGTCCGGATTTAATACCACGGAAGATAACGATGAGAAGACAATGCATCGTGAAGTTCTCACCCTCCTGGATGGGAACAAGGCAGACACAATTGAAGATCACATTTTCAAGATAGTAATCAAACAATTTAATATAAAACTCTGGGTCTGCACTAATATCAAGCTTATCAAACCAAACACCAAGCAAAGAAGCTATTAACTTTGCGAGGATAGAAGAATCCCACTTTTCAAAATCCATTTTGTGCTTCACATGTCTCTTCTTCAACATGTGTTTAACCAACTCATCCCAACCACCATAAAAAGGGGAAAAACCTAAAGTGGTGTGAGTAATCCAAAAAGGAAGCTTCTGCAACCTTTCGAGCAAATCACCGAACATAATTCTCTCAATTACGGTGATGTGGAAGACAATACTATTAATAGATCTAACCTTGTCTTCATCGAGCTTCATTTGCAAGCGCAACTCCTGCTTGCCAAATTGTTCTGCAATGACAGTTGGGCTCTCTCCACGCATTATCATCTCAAGAAATGCTCTGAAAGTCCATCTATAATTGGTTCGAAAATGCTCTTTACTATGACTAGCCATATTTAGAGGGAACCCCGTCGACTTACTACCGTCAAACGAGTCTATAGCCTCATCGACACCAAAGGGCTTTAATGAGCCAGGAACAAATTTGTTCAACTGGTCCTCATAAATCCCAAGTGCGAGACGCCATCGCT